TTACAGGGTTTTTATTATTTTTTTATTAGGTTGTAACTATCAATCCTTTGCATTCAATGCCATGCCATCCGCATTTAAAAACAAAATAGGGTCATTTTTAGCAGGTATATTTTAAAGTAGTGAAACAAGGCTTTAAATCTATAAAGCCAGTAAATAAAGGGTCATCAACGCAACATAATAAGAGTTATACGACAAACATTGGAAATGCTAATTTAGGTGGGGGGTATTCGTATTCGTAACACTAGAGTTATTTAATGCCAATTTAATACTATATATAGTGGTACTACATATTGGGGTACTATATCTAGTTTATTGTTATAGTCTTTGTAGATAGAGTACACAAACTAGGACTACTATCACAGTAGTAATTGTTAGTATTGTTTACCTGTTTTAAAGTGTTCTTACACTCTTTACATTTCTTCAATAAGATAATTCTAATAGAAAAGAAAATACAGATGAATACTTCTCACCCTGTGTCATCCCTCCCAACCGATAACAAATCTATTTATGACTTATTTTATATTATGAAGTAATAGGCTTTAACCCTAGTTATCATGGTCCAGCTAATCCACTTCCTCTTACTGTTTAATCAGATACCCTCTTCTTAAAGCTGGAAAGATATCTTAATTGTGTTTGATAACTTTATCATAGGGGAAAGACAAAAACAAGTTTATGACTTTACAGAAAAAAAATTTTTTTTACTCCAGGGGGGATTGCTTCGTAGAGTCAGGGTGCCTTCCTTTGATTCTAGGAAAGGTCTTTGGCTTATGATTATTACAATATTTATATTTGTTATATTGGGATAGAATAGTAGTACAAGCAGGATTGATACAGGTTCTATCTTTTTGAAACTGTCTATTCTTTTTTGAATTGGGGTATTTGGAACCCTGTATATATTCTGCCATACTTAAATATTATAAAGGAGAAATAGATGCCTGGACCAAAGTACAAAAAGAAGTACAAAAAAATGGGTGGTAAAAAAAGAAGGAGATAATGCCTTTTAAAAAAATAGGACCTAATAAGTACAGGTCCCCTAGTGGTAGGATTATGACAAAAGAACAGGTAGCTGCGTATTATGCAAAGAATAAAAAAACGTAATGGCAAACCTTAAAAACTTAACCTGTCCGCACTGCGGAGATAAATTTAAACAAGCTCATGGTAGGCAGAAGTATTGTAATTTAAAATGTACTAAAGCTGCCAATGTTCGTTCCAGGAATAAAGCAATCCAGGAGGAAAAGAAACTAGCTACCACTTCAAACAGTAGAGCTAATCGTGGAGAATACTTTGATACTTTTGTAGAAGAGTATGCTGAAGAAATATTAGATGGAATCATAACACAAAAGTTTGTAGCTGAAGATATGGGTATAGATGCCAGTGTTGTTGCCAGGATGTTATTGGCATACAAAGAAGATAAAGCTATGGGTAAAGCTAGAGAAGATTGGAGTGTTCCAGAAGAAGCTCAAGAATCTTTAAAATCATTTGAAAGTTTTAGAAATAGATACTTCTTAACAGAGACAGGAAAGCCTTACGAAACAGCTAAGTTTCACAAGAACTGGATTAAAAACATTTTGAAAGCTATTGATAAAGGAGAACAGCTTATGATTCTCTCTCCACCAAGACATGGCAAAACAGACTTACTGACACACTTTGCTGTATGGCAGATATGTAAGAATCCAAACATAAGGGTTATGTGGGTAGGTGGTAATGAAGATATATCTAAGAATGCTGTAGGTGCGGTTCTTGACCATCTTGAAAATAATGAACAACTAATAGAAGATTTTTGTGGACCAGGGGAAACTTTTAAACCAAAGAGTAGAACTGGTAAGACCTGGAGTTCAGGACAGTTTACAGTTAAGACCAGGACAGTTACTGGTATTAAATCTCCAACAATGGTAGCTGTAGGTAAAGGTGGAAAGATTCTTTCAAGAGACTGTGATTTGATTATTGCAGATGACATTGAGGACCACTCAACTACAATTCAACCAAGTTCCAGGGAGCAGACAAAGAGATGGTGGACAACAACTCTATCTTCCAGGAAAGAGGAACATACAGCTATTGTTGTTATTGGGTCCAGGCAACATCCTGATGATTTATATAATTCATTAATTGATAACCCAGAATGGAAGAAGATAATTAATTCAGCTCATAGTTTAGATATACCTATTGATTCTGGTAAACCTAAAGACCACAAGAAACACATGCTATGGGCAAGTAAGAGAAGTTATAACTGGTTAATGGCACAGAGAAGAAATGCAGAAACAACTGGTGGTCTAGCTATTTTTGAAATGGTGTATTTAAACCGACCATTCTCTGAAGGTTTACAAATGTTTAAAGTAGAAGCATTAGATAATGCCAGGGATTATGAAAGGTCTATTGGACATATACCAGCTGGTACAAGATTAATTGCTGGACTTGACCCAGCTTCAACTGGTTACCAGGCTGCCTTTTTATGGGCATATCATGTAGAACAAGGTAAGTTGTACATGGTAGATATTGAAAACTCTAAAGGTGGTGGAATACCACAAGCATTTAAAACAATTAAAGAATGGTATGCAAAGTATGGATTATCTCATTGGATTATTGAAGAGAATGGATTTCAACGTGCTATTAGACAAGATAGAGAATTAAAAGAATGGGCAGCTGCTAGAGGAATACATTTAGAAGGTCATCAGACTCAAACAAACAAATTTGACCCATACTTCGGTGTTGGTGCAATGAGTGAGTTGTTTGAGAAGGGATTGGTAAATTTGCCTTATGGTAGTGCAGATTCACAAAACAAGAGTAATATATATCGTAGGCAGCTTTTGTATTTTTCAAATGCTGCTAACAAAGTAAGTAGCAGAGGATATAAATCGGATATAGTTATGGCAAGTTGGTTTCCAATAAAGATTGTAAGAAGATTACAAAAAGAGTTTATTGCTGAAATGGGTTATGAATATACTCCTGCTTTTAAAGGTTTTGATGTCTCTGATATGAATAAGGCACCATGGTAATAAGATGAACGCAAGTGAACTACAAGATAAGATAACGCAGTTACATTACGATAACCAGGATGCTTATGCAACAAGAGGTCGTATTCGTTCAATAATGAATGGTGGACCAAATGGAATACTTGCTTTATTAGGAGACCAGATAAAAGGATTCCAGGATTGGCAAATCCCAATGCCTAATCTTATGTCATCAGGATTAGAACACCTGGCACAGAAAATAGGTCGTATTCCTAACCTCAAGATAGATGTTCCTAATGATAAAGATTCTGAAAGAGCTAAAAGAAGAGCAGAGAAAATAGGGAGAATAATAACCGCTTATGATGAAGTACAAGGACTTGAAAAACAAATGCCACAAGTTGGTAGATGGTTACCTGGTTATGGATTTGCTGTATGGGTCATACGTGAAAGAAAAGATGCTAATGGGAACCCCTACCCAATAGCTGAACTACGAGACCCATACAACTGTTTCCCTGGATATTTTGGTGCAGACCAACAACCAAAAGATTTATCTATAGTTCGTAGAGTTCCTAAATATGCACTAGCTCAAGTTTATCCAGATTATAAAGAACAGATTTATGCAAAGGATATGGGTACTGGATTATCTATTGGTAGTGGTTCAGCTTCACCTTATACAGATTCTTATTCAGGTTCCTGGGCTAACTCAAATGGTCAAGGGGATTTAATATCTGAATATTACAATGAAGAAGGAACTTATATATTCCACATGTCATCAGGTACAATATTTGATTTTATTCCTAATCCGCTAAAGAGTGGTCCTGCTTTCGTTGTAGCAAAGAAGTTTTCTTTTGACCAGCTACAAGGACAGTATGACCAAATAATCGGATTAATGGCAGCTATGGCAAAGATTAATGTTATGAGCATTATTGCTATGGAAGATGCAGTATTCACTGAAACAAACATAACTGGTGAATTAGAATCAGGTCAATACAAAAAAGGAAGATTTGCAGTTAATTACTTTGCTCCAGGAAGCACAGTATCAAAACCTGCATCAAATATTCCTTATCAGATTTTTCAACAGATAGATAGAGTAGAAAGACAACTTAGAGTTGGAGCAGCTTATCCTGCTACAGATGATTCACAATCACCTGTATCTTTTGCTACTGGTAGAGGTTTAGAAGAACTAGGTGCATCTATGTCATTAATGATTAGAGAATATCATACCATTATGGCTGATGCTATAGAACAGACAGATGCTAAAAGACTTGAGTGGGATGAGATGATGTACCCAGGTAAATCAAAACATTTATCTGGATATAGAGATAATAAATTCTTTTCAGAAACTTATGAACCACTTAGAGATATTTCAAGTAATTATAAAACTAGAAGAGTCTATGGTGCTATGGCTGGTTATGATGAACCACAAAAAATTGTTACAGGTTTACAGTTGCTTAGTTCTGGTGTTATTGATACACAGACTTTACAAGAGAACCTAGATGGTTTAGATAATGTAGTAAGAGTTAATGAAAGAATTACAAGAGAAAAAGCAGACAAAGTTTTATTTGATACTTTAATGGCACAAGCTAATCAGGGAGACCAGAAGGCTTTAATGGCAATAGTTCAAATAAGAAAGAATCCTGCTGACATGCAAAACATTTTAGATAAATTTTTTACAGCCGAAGAACCAGAGATTCCAGAAGAAGAAGCAGCACTGATTGAAGGTATAGGTCCGACCACCACTGGACCTACACCTTCTATACAACAAGCGTTAGGTATGGTGCAATAATGCCTAATAATATAAATAAAGAATTTGCAGAGATTGTTAATAATTCATTATGGGATGTAGATGAAAATGGTGATGATATATTGCTTGAAGCTAATTTACTTGAACCTAAGATATTTACAGACCAATTACCACCAATGGTGTTTCCATTTGGTTATATGATTATTAGTTCAACATTTGCTTATTACGAAGATGAGGATGAAGATGGCAACGAGAATAACTAAAAGAAATGCAGCTGTTAAGCCGCCAACAAATAACTATATAGACCAATCAAGATTTGTATATGGTGAACAACAAGAATTAAAAAATTTAAACAATGAAGTTAAAGATTTAGAACTGACTGGAGGACCTACACCAGGACCAACAGCTCCACCTCCAGGACAACAAGGAGTAGATGTATTTAGAGGGACAGACCAACCACTTAGACCAGTAGAAGATGGATTAGCATTTGGTCCAGGAGTTGGACCGCAAGAATCTGCTATGGAATCAACAGAGCAGTTGATTCAACAGTTTTATGATTTAACTGGGGACCCATTACTAGCGGCTATATTAAAGAGTTAATATGTCATACAGTACCTTTGATGCTGCTGATTTTGTAGATGACTCTGCTACACAAAGAGCTATAGCTAAATCTAAAGCTCCTTCACAAGTTACACAAGATATGGCTAATAGAGCTTCAGCTATTGTTAAAAAATATCCAACAATAAGTAAAGGTTCTTTAGTTGGTGCAGTTAAATTAGGTATCAGTGATGAGGACCCAAGACTTAGGCAGATAGTATTACAAGAATCTATAGCAAAAGAAAGAGAAGGATTTGGTGCTTTAAGACAATCTATTACTAATAAATCTAAAAGCATGAGTAGAGGATTATTCTTAGGATTTCAAAACTTATGGGAAGCTGGAGCTGCAAGAGGTGTACGTTATTTAGAAGGCAGACAACAAGGCATGTCTCATAAAGAAGCTAGAGATAAATCTAAATCTTCTTTATTAGATATGAAAGCACAAGCAGAAGCTGCTGGTAAAGAAGTTGATTTAGGAACTGGATGGTTCTTAGGTAGCACTGACCCAACACAAACAGATGAATATAAAAACTTAGTTCAATCTGGAGTGGACCCAGTAGAAGCAAGAGAGTTTGTTTTAGATAATGTTTTAGGTGTACAGATTTATGAAGAACAAAGAAAGAAAGCAGAGACAGCAATACAGTTTACTGGTGAAAGAGCAGAGAGATTTGAAGAAGCTGGGTTAGACCCAACAGTTACTATTGGTCGTTGGTTATTTAAACCACTTGATGACATTATAGAACCAGGAACAACAGCATATAAAAATATAACTGGAACATTAGATATACTTGCACAAATATTTTTAGACCCTGTTGGTATGGCAGCTTTAGGAATAGGTAAAGCAAGAGCTGGTGCAAAAACATTTCAAGCTGCTAGTTATAATTTTAAGACAGGTGAACAAACATTAGAAAACTTAAGTACCATGGGTAAATTATTTGAGAACACTGGATTACTCCAGGGAACAAGAAAATCTATCTTTGGTCCAACAACTCAAGAGTTTCTATCTGGTAAAGCTGGTTTAAAATTTAAAGAGTTTATATGGAATAACTCTACATCTGACATAATGTCTGCATCTAAAAACAATATTGATGATTTTGATTTTTATAATACGTTAGATAAATTAAAAGCAAAACATAAAGGAAAGTCTTTTGAAGAAGTAGATGATATCTTAACCAAAGAATTAATAGAGGACCAATTTTTAATTAAAGCTACAGCTAACAACTTACCTACTGTAAGAACTAAAGGCAACAGAATGACACGTATGTTAAATGATTGGTCAGAGAAAACTTATGGTACAAGATTAGTTACTGAAAACAAAAGTGATTCTCTTGTTAAGTTAAATAGATTTATTAGATTAGCTACTAGCTCTGAAGATGCTGCAATAAAGATTACAAAAAGAAATGACTTTATGAAAAGAGCTATGAAAGCATTAGATTCTAAAAATGCTCCAGGAGAAGTAGCTTTACTTGTTAGTAGATATTTAGAAAAAAGTATGAAACCAGCTGTTATTAAAAAATTAGTTAAGAAAGATATGAAAGGAAAAAGTTTACTTAAACAAGAAGCATCTCTAACTAAGTATCAAAAACAATTAGTAGAAGAAGGTTTAAGTATTCAAGCTAAATTTATTAGCGGTTCTAAAAAACAAAAGGATGCTGTTAAAAGTTTTGCTATTGAAACAGGTGGAGAAAACTTACCTATTACTAATGTACTAAGACAATTACAAAAAGGTGAACTAGATGGAGTACCTAATCTATTAGACCCAATGACTGCTGTACAGTTAGCTGATGAAATATTTTTACCTAATCCAACTAAATTATTACGTGCAGCAAAAGCATTAGATGATGATTTAGGAGCAATAGGAACAAAGTTATTAGCTTCTGACAATATTGATACTGTAAGAAGATTTATGGATTGGTATTATGGTTCTTTATTTAAACCATTAGTTTTGTTAAGACCAGCATGGACAGTAAGGGTTATAGCTGAAGAACAATTAAGAATGGTTACTTCAGGTGTAACCAGTGTTATATCTCATCCAGGAGAACTTATAGCAAGAATGATTGGTAAACCAAGAGAAGCTAGTAAAAGTCTTATAGGTTCTTTTGAAGATAACGCACAGTTTATTGATGTTACTTTAAATGGAATGAACCCTACTGCAATAAGAAGAGGTTATGGTAGTACTTCAGAATGGACAACAATTTCTAAACATGAAAACAAAAGAGCATGGGGTGAAAGTGCTTTTAGAAACTTTATGCAACATAAGTTTGACCCTTTGTCCAGGAGACTGGCACAGATACAACTAGAACCTAATACAGCTAAAAGAACTAGAGAATTAAATAAATTAATTAAAGAAGTGCAGACAACTGGCAATCCTTTAAATGACCATATTAGAGATATAACAGGAGCAAAAGGTCATGCTTTTAATGGAGCTGGTTTCAGTAGCAAACCTGGTGCAGCAAAAGCAGAAGAGTTTGTACATTATGTTAATGCAGCAGTAGCACAAGTTACTGGAGGTATTGTAGATACAGGTGCAGCTGCTGGTAGTAGATATGCAAAAGCTAGAAAAGCTAAAAACTGGATAGATGAGAATGGTAAAGAAGATTTATTAAAAGCATTAGGTGATGAAACTATGTCTGCAGATGAACTTGTAGGTTTAGAAAAAATAGACACGAAAAAGTATTGGGCTGGAGACTTATCTCCGCAAGAATACGATTCTATATCTACACAGTTAATGAAGAACCAGGAAAACCTTAAAAAAAGTTTTATTAAAAAATATCAAAAGAGTTTGCCAGAAAATGTACGTGGTGAATTAAAAATGGGTATATCAAGACAGACAAGATGGTTAGATGATTTTACTGATGATATGTTTAAATTGTTTATGACTATTCCTACTAAAAATATGTCAAGAGCACCAACGTTTAAATATCATTACTGGGATAAGGTAGGAGACTTTGCACAACATGCTAACAAAAAAACATTACAAAAACTTCTTAAAGAAGCTAAAGATGCAGGGTTAGATAAAGGTACCAGGCATGAAAGAAATATATATAAAAAATTAGAAAACTACAAAGGTGTTACTGGTGGTATTAATAAAGTAGAGATAGTAGATAAGATGGCTTCATCACATGCTTTAACTGAAACTAAAAAATTATTATATGATGTAACAAGTAGAAGTAGAATAGGAAATGCTACAAGAGGAATATTCCCATTCGGAGAAGCATACGTAGAAATCTTTACTACTTGGGCAAGATTAATTAAACAACAAAATTTAAGACCACTTAGAAGAGCACAGCAAACAGTACAAGCTGCAAGAAAACCTAATCCTGTATTTGATGAAGAAGGACAACAAGGATTCTTTTATAAAGACCCAAACACTGGAGAAGAATTATTTGGTTATCCAGGAGAAGGTTTAATAAACAAATGGATGTTTAAAGATTTAAACGAGGGAGGAGTGAATGTTAATTTACCAGTCTTTGCTAGTTCTTTAAACATAGCTGGTAATCTTATTCCTGGATTTGGTCCATCTGTTACTGTTCCAATGGCAATAATAAATCAAAAGTTTAATTTACTTAGACCAGGCAAATGGGAAGAGACATTATTATTTGGAGACTTTGCACCACCAAGAACAGGTAGTGCAACAGAAATACTAGGTTCTCTTACACCAGTTCCATCTTGGGCAAAGAAAATAGGTACAGCATTTGGTGTAGGAGGAGATGAATCAAAACGTTTATTCTCTAACACAATGATTGATGTTTATAAAGCAATGATATATGCAGGTATTGCAGATGATAGTACACCAGAAGGAGCAAGTGCTGCAATGGAGTTAGCTGGAGATTATGCAAGAAATATATTTTTAATAAGAGGTATCGCACAAGCATTAGGACCATCAGGACCAGTAAGTCCTAAGTATGAAATATCAGATAAGACAGGGAATATATTTTTATTTGAAACATTAGCTGAAGAATACAGATTAATAAGAAACTCTGCTGCTAATGATTACGAAGCAGTAAAAACATTTACAGATAGATTTGGATTTAATCCAATAGCTATGACTACAAGTAGAACAGATACTGTAAAGAAAAGACCTGTTACTGAAGATGGAGCTAGATGGGCTAGGAATAATAAAGAACTTGTAGATAAGTATGATTTAACATACGCATATTTAATTGATGATGCTGATTCGGAATTTAGATATGAATTATATTGGCAACAGCTTATAGATAAAGATAGAGTTCCTAGAACTCCTGAACAATGGCAACAAGCTAAAAATATTCTTTTAGGCAATATGGAGTATGAAGAGTTTATTCGTAAGAATGGTTTATTAACAAGAGGAGATAGAGTATCTAATCAAGCTAAGTTAAATAAGAAAGCAGAGTTAGCAGGTAAATATCCTGGATATGGAAGAAGTATAGATTACACAATGCAGAAACCAGAGATGGATGATTTAATAGATGAACTCTATACCTGGTTTGACCCAGTTACATATCAATTAGAAAGAGATTTAGTTACTAATCCAGCTGCACAAGGATTAGTAGAATATGCTAAGACTAGAGATAAGATAATTGCTGCTACTAAAGCATTAGACCCAACATATACTGATACTTCATTTAGAAGAGCTAGTAAGTTAGCTCCATTTAGAAACTTGTTAAGAGATAAATTAAAAGCTATATTGGTAAGATATCCAGAGTTTGCTCCTATGGCTAGAGAAATATTTGAAAGAGAGCTACGAGAAGCAGATGAAGATATAGAATTAATACAGGGATTATATGACAGTTGATGAATTTTTACAGAGAATAGAAAATATTATTTTATCTATTAATGAGGACCCAGTTCTTGGTACTCAAAAATTAGGTATAACAACAGAACAACGTATTGATGTATTGTCTGCTGTAAATATAGATGATGCTTCAAAGTATTTAATATCTTATGGTATTCCAGAATATGTAATAGATTTTGCAATATCAGGTGAAGATATATCAGCATTAACAGGTGATGATGTAGCAATAGCTGCAGCTACCCAACAATGGGGTATGTTCGGACAACAGAATATGAACATTGGTGTACCAGCTGATTACACACCGCCAAGAGAAGGTGCAACAGATTTTTATACAGAATCTGATTTAGTTAATTTATTTGGTGGATTAGCTCCAGAAGAGATAGCTTCAATACAGGCAGATTTAATTAATGGTGGATTACTTAGTGTAGGTGATGGGTTTATTCCTGGAGAATGGGATGCAGTAACACAAGTTAAGTTCACTCCAGTATTAGCAAGAGCTAATAGAGGTGGAGTAACAGAGTTAGAAAAGCAAAATGGTTCTGCATGGAGAACAGCTTTAAAAGAATATGTTGCTAATCCAGTACCAGATATACCAGAAGAAGATGCTTACCTTCCACAAGACCCAGCAACTATTGCACAAAAGGTTAAATACTTATATGCTTCAGAATTAAATAGAGACCCTACAGCTGCAGAGCTTAAGATGTTATCTAATACAATGTATAAAGAAGCAGAAGCAAAACATTCACAAGATGCTCAATTAGCTGAAGCTGCACAGCAAGACCCAACAATGACAGGGGAAGATATTATGGGTGGTGATTATGGTAACTATGCAGTGGATAATGTACAACAAACTATAGAAGAAGAAGGATTTACACAAATAGATGCAGAGAGTAGAATGAGAGAGAAGTTTGATGCTATTACTGCAAAAGAACAAGATAGATTAGGAGAGAACTACAGTGCAAGGAATACTAGGTCTGTTATTCTCAATAGTATCGCTAATAGACCCGCATAGTTATATGAGTCAGCAAGAACTAATTTCGTTTATGGAAGCTATAAAACAGCAAGAGAATGCTGGTGGCAACTATACCCTTAAACATAAACCAACAACTATTTTAGATTTTTATGGTAACCCTCTAGAAGTACAGGCATTAGGTGCTTATGGAATATTAGATGTTAATTGGGATGTATGGGCAGCAGAAGCAGGATATAAAGGTGCTGACTGGCAGATACCAGAGATGCAAGATATTGTTGCTGCATATAAGATGACAGAATATTTTAACAAGTATGGAACCTGGGACATGGTAGCAGTTGCCTGGTATGGTGGTCCTGGTAAAGCAAACAAAGCTGCTGCAGAAGGTATAGATTCTGTAGGAGACATAGGTAACCTAGAAGGATTTGGTCCAAATATAAGAGATTATGTAAATAGTGTTATGGAAACTTATGCAGAGAATTTAGAGAGAGAACCTGAAAATGAAGATGTATCTAGTTATATACAACAACAAGAACAAGTAGTTACATCTAAACCAAGACTTGATGTTCAAGATGGTGGAATGGTTCCAACTGTGGACCCTATGCAAAAATATGCAATTGATTTGTTATCAGCTTTAGTTCCTAAAAGAAATATACAATCAGATTTTGCATCACAAGTTCCAGCAGAAGCAGGTAGCTTTGAAGGAACACAGATTAAAACTGAAATTGTTAGAGATGAATCTGATGAGTTCACTATAGAAGATATTATGGGAGTAATAGAAGAATGAAAGACTTACGTGATATGACATTAGAAGAACAAAGAAAATTAACTAAACTTATTCTTCTTTCAGGGACTAGAAGAAATAGGAGAAAGTTCTTAAAAAAACAAAATGGCTGAAGATAATTTTGGTCAAGATGAGTTAGTTGAAATACTTGCAACTTCTACAGCAGTAGCAGCACCAGCAAGAAAATCTTTTAAAGATGTTATGTACATGAAAGACTTTGCTCCTGATATGACAAACTATGTTCCTGAAGTTCCTGAAATTAGAACAGAAAAAGGTCAATATTTAAAAAACGATTATAAAAAATTAATAGAATCAATAGATAAATTTTTAAAAGATATAAACGTTAATCCTAAAGAGCTAGACAAATTAATAGTATCTGAAGTATTTAGAGATTCTGGAAATAATACTCATCCAGATATAGTTAAAGATTTAGATACAGATTTACAATATAGATTTGCAGGATTAGATAATGTTAAAAAAGAAAAAGCGGTAGGGGAATTTTTAAGTTCTCTTATTGAAATAGAACAAGACATACAAGGAAAAAGTTTGAACTCTTTAGCAGCTACAGGAGTTGATACAACACAATTTGGTATGAGTTTATTTACTGAAGATGCTGTTGATTTTGCTCACTCAATAGACCAGGATTTAGAAACATTGCATTCTTATAAATTTAAAGATAGATTAAAAAAACCTATGGATGTAGTTGAAGAATTAAAAGCAGGAACATGGAATAAATTATCTGGTGCAAATGAACTTATAAATGGAATAGGTTTGAGTTTAATTAATTATGTATCTCAACTTAAATTAGAAACAACAAGAACTTTTGTTCCAGAAACACAAAGGATGGCTACTGTTTTATTCTTTTTAAGAAATAAACCAGATGTAATTAAAAATGCTGAACTAGCTGCCCAACAATTCCCTGAACAAATAAAACTTGATTTTACTTCTTTTGATGATTTTGTAAAAACAAGAGTACCAAGTTTCTTAGAACGTACAGATGTATTCTATGAAAGATTAGTTAATCCAGATATATTTGACAGAGATTGGGATTTTTTTGGAAATATGGACAGTGGTATTAAACAATTATATACAGTTTTGCCAGATGTGTTTCCTAATTACAATGTGTATGACCCAGATTTTATTAAATACGTAAGTAAAGTCCCTGGTATTCCTGGTGGTCCTGGACTTCTTCCTGAAAAGCAAAGAGATTTTAATAAAGATATTGGTCTTGAAACATACAAAGGTCCTCATAAATTTATAGATGATATTGAAATAGAAAAATTAACTGTTACAGATTTACCAGAAGCTCCTAAACCAGATGTAAGATTTACTTTTAAAGATGCACAAGTTGGTACATCTACAGGAGGAAGATGGCACATGGCTACAGCTCATAATCTATTAAAGCTATCAGATGATTTAGGTGTTGATTTATATAAGTTTGATAACAAAAAAATGTCTTTAGTACCAGCTAATCAGATGAATTTGTTTTTTTATTTTTTTCAGCCAGATGTAGAACCAGGAGTTTTAGAATTTTATATCCCTGATGAAAATGGTATTGTGGATAATAAATATACACCTGATAAAGAAAAAATTTTAGAGTTTGAAAATAAAGTAATTAGAACACCTTTAGATGATAATTTTGTTTTAACAATAGATGAACCACCTACACAATCTAAGCAAACACAGTTAGATAATATACGAAGTACCTTCGTAGATAATCATGGAGAAGATGCACTTAAAAAAGCAGAAGATATAGTTAAGAATAAACCTAAGTTTGCATCAAAAGTTTTAAAAGGATTAAGCAAGTTAGATGTTGGACAAGAAGTTATAGAGAAAGCATTAACAAAAGTTGGAACCAAATATGGTATGGCTAGTGTTACAGGACCAGCTGCAGGATTGTTAGCATTCTATGAAACAATGGTGTTAGCTGCAGATGTAACTAATGCTGCAACTAAAGCAGCCTTTGATAAGGATGTAGATTTCTGGGATAACTTTGGAAAGATAGATGATAAATATTCTATCACGTATAAATTAACTAAACCTTTTTATGAAACCTTATTTAAAGGAATAGGTAGTATAACTAAGCCCAATACAGAGAATAATCAAGTACAATCATATTATGGAAAGTAGTAAGTAATGACAAAGTATTTAGTAGTTGGCTCACCAGGTAGATATACAGTTATACCAGTTGAAAAAGGAGATAAAGATTACGCATCTGGTATGTCGGAACAAGCTGCATTAGAAACAGCAGATGTTTTAAACGCACAATTTGTAAGTGGTACGACTACAGCTATACCAAAGGATGAAAGAGATTACGAAGAACAATTAAGTAGCACTTCTTTTGGTTATAAAGAACCAGTTGATGCAGCAGAAATACCAGAAGAAACAGCATCATTAATAGAACAAACAAGAACAGCTCGTGCAGCAGCAGGAGTATTACTGCCACAGTTACATCAACAACTTATAGATGAAACAAAATATATTTATGATTTAGTTGAAAAACGTAAAGCTATAAGAAAACAACAGGAATTAAATAAAGATACAAGAAGTTTAGTAGAAGAAGAAACAGATTACATAAAAGAATTTGTTAAAGATAAAATTACAGGTGCAGATATTAACTTTAGTGAACAGTTGATTGATGAAACAAATTACATTAAAAACTTTGTAGATGATATTGTTAATAAAATTGATGACAGAAAAGATGATGATGATAAATCAGAAGAAGAAGTTACTGAAGAAGTCATTGAAGAATCTGTTAATCTACCTCCACCAGGGGATGGAAGTAACCTTCCTCCAGGAGAACAAACTATTAATCCTAATAAGAATCAATTTAATAATATACCAGAAGGTGCAGACCTTGTAGATGTAGAAGGACAATTATTTTTAAGGTATGCAGTGCCAGGAGCAGGTGAGTTATACGAAGGTAGTACATTATTTATGTTCTATGAAGTGAAAGATAATGACCCAGTGGAAGCTGGATTTGTAACTCCAGGACAAGATTGGTTTGTTAATGCTAAGTTTTCTTTTGATGATTTAGATTTAATGGGAGTGATTGCTGGTAACAGTGCAGACCTTCCAGGTAATGACCCAGTTACTGGTAAGGCACCACATCCATTTACATCTTTTGCAGAGAATCTAGCAACAGAAGCACAGATAGCACCTTGGATATTAGACCCAGATTCAGTTGCATTAATAGCTGAAGCTGCATTAGAAGGTAGAGAAGTAACAGAAGCCGAATGGTTTTCTACTAACTGGTATAAAACTCGTAATGAATCAGAACGTTCTTGGCTTAGAGAATATACTAAGGACCCATTAACAGCTAAACAAAAAGCTAATGATTATAAACTACAAGTTGCTGCAGCCTTAAAAGCCTCTGGTGTATCAGGGGGATATGATAGTGAAACTAACCAGGAGTTAGGAGCTCCAGATGCTTTATCTTCATACATAGCTAACCAGTGGGTAAGTGGTCAATGGTCAGAGTCTTACACAACTGAACAGTTAGCTTTATTTGCTGACCCATTTAGAACTGGTGTAAGAGACCAAGACTTTACAGATTGGATAGATACAGCTGGTGTTGGTGGTTTAAATAGAAGTGCTGAACAAGAAGATAGAATTAGAAGTTTATATACACAATGGCTTGGTCCAGTGTTCGGACAATTAACAGATTCAGAAGTATCAGAGAAAGCTGGAAGATTAAGAAACAATCCAGACTATGAAGCAGCTTTAGTAGAGAATTTAAAGACAAGTAGATTAGCTTTGTTTCCTAAACATACTAATACTGAATTAACTTATGATGATATAGTCAGTCCTTATAGAGGAATTACTAGACAGATATGGGGTAAAGAAGCTGATGAGACAGAAGGTTGGTGGCAAGATATGGTAGCTACTAATGACTACGAAGCATCACAAACATTACTTAGAGAAAAAGGTTTAGAACAAAACATAGGACAAGTTACTGTAGCAGCAACAGAAGCATTGCAACAAGCATTAGGTGCATCTGCTGGTTCAGTAGAAGAGAACTTAGGAGTTAATCAATAATGGCAACATACTTAGAAGAAGCAGAATTATTATATCCAGATTTAACTGGAACATTACTACAGTTGTTTGCAGCTGCATGGGCTAAGTCTGGTAATCCACAGACTGCCATAAGAGAAGTAAGACAAACAGATGAATATAAAGCGGAGTTTCCTGGTAACTACAATACAGAGACTGGACAAGTTAGATACAATGAAACTACGTATAAAGCATTAGAACAATCTTATATAGGAACTCTTGCTGAATATGGTATTCCAGCACAAACATCTAAAGTATTATTATCAGATAAATTTGTTGGCTTACTAGAAGGAGAAGTCTCCGCTAGAGAATTTCAACAAAGAGTATCTTCTGCTTATGAAGGTATAGTAGATAATATTCAAGGAGTTCAGAACTTCTTTTCAACTAATTACAATGTGGACCTAACTCCTGAAGCTATATTCATGGGAGCATTGGACCCATCAGTTGGTGAAGAGATTATATCTGGAAGGATTACAGCTTCACAAATAGGTGGAGAAGCAGCAAAAGCAGGATTCACATTAACAAGAACTGAAGCAGAGAATCTTAGAAAAGCTGGTCTTACTCAACAACAAGCAAGACAACTTTATACAGCTGCACAAAGAGAACTACCAAGACTTAGAGATATACAATCAAGACAAGACAGTGGTGAACAACAATTAACAATAGAAGAGTTTACACAAGCTGTTGTATTCCAGGACCCAGACCAATTAGAAAACATTAGAAGATTAGAAGCAGAAGAAGAATCAATGTTCTCACCTGTTGGTGGTGCCGCAAGAGAAGGTGGCAGAGTTACTGGATTAGTTGAGGGATAACAAAAACCCCAACCAGGAAAACACAAATGGTTGAGGTCTTTGTTTTACTTTATTCTTAATTTATACAATGAACAATCCTTTGCTAGTTTAACTCTACCAAGATATCTTCTAGCAGCTTTTAGATTATTCTCATAATATTTTTCTTTACGCATTTCAGGTGGTAAGTTTTCCAACCACTTTAACTCCTTCTCTTCTCTCTCTACACGTTTTGCATTCACGAGTCTATCAAAGTATTTTTTTGTTATACCACAATTAGAACATTTAAAATCTTTCTGTATCTCATGTCTTAGCTTTCCACTAAAACCCATAACCATAACTTTTTCCTTATAGCTCTCGTTGAATAAATGTTCTTTTGTTTTAGCCATTATTCTTGTTCTCCTTTTTTTGCCTTACATTACTTAGACTCAAATAATAAAAAAAGGTTACATAGTTTTTTTTTGTGTATAATTAATAATGAGGAAATACCCTAGCAATAGAGTATATAAACCTTCCTTTCGTGTACATATAAAAATAGTGGGGTTTTATCCCCACTATTTTATTTTTATAAGATATAATTAAAGTATCGGATTGCGGCTTTCTCCGATTAGAAATGGATGCTGCACCTCCAGCTTATTTCAAGCGTGTAAGCTGAGTATTAAAATCGCTGGTATCTGAATAGCCAAGAGTGGCTGACAATTTTCGTTATTCTTAAATTATTTATTTGTCGCCTATCGCATTATATTCCCCAGGGTAATGCAGTTAGTAGAAATCTGGGAGAGGAGAGACTATGGAAAATATAGAAGAAAATACAGTAGAAGAAACGCAGGAAGATAACAACGCTATCAAGAATATGCGAGAACGCATTAAAGAACTTGAAGGTGTTGAGAAGGAATATAAATCTGTACAGATGGACACAGCCATTAAAGATGCAGGTTTTGACCCAGCTTCTGGACAAGGCAAAGCACTAAAGGACCTTTACAAAGGCGACTTGGAAGTGGATGCGATAAAGGCATTTGCTGCTGAACAATATGGATGGGGTGAAGAAGCTCCAGCAGTTCAGGAACAAGAAGCACAAAAGGCAAGAGTAGTAACTAGCCAAGATAGTTTAGATGCTGTAGCACAAGCTAGTGTTCCAGTTGAACCAGCTGATGTAAATGACCAGATTGCACAAGCTATGCAAGATGGAGATTGGCAGAAGAGTTCAGCTCTCAAAGTAGAAAAATTAAAAGACTTAACTGATAAAAAATTTAGTTAAGTAAGTAAAAGTAAAAGGAGATTTAGACAATGGGTGCAGTAACAGGCATGGGTGATTCTTATGATTTACCCAATTACGTTGGTGAGTTATTTAATATAACTCCAAATGACACTCCATTTCTATCTATGATGGGTGGAATGACTGGTGGAAAATCAGTTACTTCCAAACAATTTACTTGGCAAACAGTTGATAACGCAGCTGCTGCACAAACTGCAGTAGTTGAGGGTGCCGACCCAAGTTATGCTGAAAGAACTAGAAGCGAAGTAGTAAATGTTACTCAAATCATGCAATATGGTGTACAAGTATCATATACAAAACAAGCAGCTACAGGTAACCTAAGCGGTCAAGCTATTATAGGTAACCAACCAGTTCAAGATGAATTGGCTTTTCAGCTAGACATGGCACTTAAAAGAGCAGCAAGAGATATTGAGTTTACTTGTATGCAAGGAACTTATGTAGCAGATACAGATGTTTCTACAGCAAGAAAAACAAGAGGACTCGGAGCAGCTTTAACCACTAACAAAACAAACGCTGGTGGTGATGCTCTAACTCAAGCTGATATAGATGCAACATTAAAGTTGATGGCAGATTCTGGAGCTCCTTTTGAGCAACCAGTACTTTTTGCCAACGCAGCTAATAAGCAACTAATATCAGGGTTCTACTCTAATTCGTTAGCACTTGCACCAAGAGATAGAAATATTGGTGGTGTAAATATTAATACCATTGAAACTGACTTTTGTGAAATGGGAGTTGTCTATGAAAGACATATCCCTGCAACACAAGTTTTCATTGTAGATATGGCATTTGTTAAGCCAGTGTTCTTGGACATTCCAGGAAAAGGACACTTCTTTGTTGAGCCACTAGCTCAATCAGGAGCAGCTTACAAGTATCAAGTCTATGGAGAGTTCGGACTAGAATATGGTCCAGAGCAGTTTCATGGAAACATTCACAGCACAGCCTAATTTTTAGGTATGTACTATATTTATTAGAGGGAGATAAATACATCTCCCTCTAGTAATATGGAGTTTATATGGCAGCAGTAAGCACACTTGTAGATAGAATATATAGAGATTTTTTAAATAAACCAGATGATTTGTCTGCGTTCTCTAGGTTAGATGGTGCTATAGATAACACAACAACCACAGTAATTTACGAAGATGGTTTATTAAGTTCTGAAGAAGAAAACCTTTTAGCTGGTGGTGCATTAATAGAAGTAAATCAAGAGTTAATGTTGGTTACAAATATTGTTTCATCAACTAGAACATTAACTGTATCAAGAGGATATGCAGGAACAGATAAAGATTCACACGGAGATAAAACAAATATGTTTATCAATCCAACATTCCCAAGAAAGTCTGTGTTTGATGCAGTAGCAGATAATATATCAAGACTTTATCCAAGTTTATATAATATAACTACAACTAATGTAACTTCTAATTCAACGTATCAAGAAGTACCAGCAACTACAGTTGAAGTAGTTAATTCCTGGGTACAAAATGCAACAGGGGACCAATACACAAGTGCAGGAATAGAGTTACTTACTAACTTCCCACCTTCAAGTACCAATACCGCTGTTCAATTTTCAAATACTACAAATGGTAAAACAGTTTATTTAGTTGTTAAAAGAAAGTTTGCTAGACCTACTGCTGAAACAGATGATTTATCTACTGTTTGTTTCTTAGAAGATTCATACCATCAGATAATTATGATTGGTGCAGTAGCTGACATTATGGGTGCAACAGATGTAGATGCTTCAACACAAGAGTTTATTACAGAGAAACTATCAGCAGAGAACTATCCTATTGGTTCTGGAGAGAGATTAAGAAATGCTTTACTTAGACTAAGGTCTTTGTTAATTGATGAAGCAAGGGGTGAACTAAGGTCTTTATATCCACAAGCAGTTGCGATAGGTAACATTAATTACAGTGCATAATGGCTGTATTACCTTCATCAGCCAATACATCTAATCCTAAAGCTCTAGGATATGAAGCTAATATAGATGATTTATATTTAAGATTTGCTGTTGGTCCTGGCAGACAAATGAATATTAATACTGCTCCATTACAGGCACAAGCAATAGCTACATCAGAAACTCCAGAAGATTTCCAACAAGAGTTTGGTCAAACTTATTCAAGAAATGATTTTTCTGGTGGTTCTGGATTGGATAAAGCTCATCAAAGAAACGCAGGGGAAACAGCATATAGTAGATTTTGGGATAGTAGTGGTGTAGATGTCTTTAGTAATAAAGAACCAGGGAAAGAATATAAACTAACTTTACTTAACTCAACAGAAGAAGTTACTTCATCAACTGAAACAAATCTTTATATGGAAGAATTAGATGGAACAATATTCTTTTCTGATGGTGCTGTTCTTAAAAAAATAACTACTCCATTAACAGGTAGTACAACTACAGATGGTACACCAAGTGCAGGTAATGATATTACTGGTATGGCTATTATGGGTAATCAGTTATTTATTGTAGCTAATGGTGTTGTTTATCAGAGAACAGGTGCAGGTACTTATGGAAGTTATAACTCTGATAATACTTACAGTAGATTATGGGCTGCGAAAGGAAGATTAATTGCATCAGATACATCTGGAGTTCTTTATGAAATAGAACCATCTTCTGCATCAGCAGGAGCTGATACTACTATTCACTCACTTAGAACTGGTAGGAATTGGACAGATGTCTGTGATGCAGGTGCAGTTGTACTAGCTACAGCAGATGATGGGTATATATATTCTTTAGCTGATGAGAGTTCTAACTTAACTCTTAAAGGTCAAACATTTGTTGAGGGTGAAATACCTAATGCAATAGATGCAGCACAGGGTTTAATATTTTATGGTACTTATGAGAACACTGTTAGTGGAAAGATTGGAAGATTATATAGAGCAGAGATTACTAATGCTAATAGTTTGTATGTATTGGTTAATGCACAGTTAATTAAACAATGGGGAGATGGTACAACTACTTTGGACCAAGCACCTTATAAGATTGTTTCAACAAGAGATAGTATTTATACAGGCATAATTGATTCTGGTTCTAAGACTAACTTTTGGCGACATTACTTACCAACAGGTGGAATAGCAAGAGATTTGGAATTTGGAGAAAGTGGAATAGTAAAGGGTATTTCAGTTTTTTCAGATACTTTATTTGCAACTGTAAGTGGTGGTGGAATATATAGGGAAACTACAAGTTATGTAACATCTGGTTATGTTATATCAGCACTAGCTGATTTCTTTACATCAGAAAAGAAACAGTGGGTAGGTGCAAAGGTAACAACAAATAGTGTTACAGCAGGTGCAATAAAACTTTATACATCAATAATTCCTGCAGATATAAATGATTCAACTGCTACTACTTGGATTGAACAAGTAAACATTGGTGGTGGTACTGGAGGAGATGAACAGATTATGGAGAATGTTACTGGTAGATGGCTTAGTGCTAAGTTAGAACTAACCACAGATGATACATCACAATCACCAGAAGCATTAGCATTTGCTGTTAGAGGTTTCCAGTTAGTAGAAGATTTAATTGTAGATATACCAGTTAATATATCTGACCAGATAGAAAGACCAAATAGAAAAAGACTTAGAGTTAATGGTCAAGGAGATTTAATATACCAGGCACTTAGAAACAAAGAAGGAAAGAATGTTCAATTAGAGCTTTATAGACCACAAACATTTTTGCGTGGTATCATAGAAAATGTATCAGCACCTGTAGAAGAAGTGTCTGTAAGAGGTAGTGTTACAGTATATTGTTTGGTAAGATTTAGAGGAAGCAAGATATTTACTGTATCTTCTTCAAGTACAACGCTAGGTACAGGATTATTAGGAGTTGAAAGATTAGGATAGAATGGTAGCACAAGAAACGAACTTATTAAATGCGTTTGAAACTACATTATCAACCACATTAGGTGCATCAGGAACAACTGTTACATTAACAGCAGTAACAGATTCAGCGAGTAACAATATTACTGCTCCTTGTTATTTAGTTATAGAGCCAGATTCAGCAACAAACAGAGAATATGTTTTAGTATCAGCTATCAATATAGGAACAAAGACAATAACTCTTGGTGATGGTGGTTCAAGCTATAGATATTTAACTGGTTCATCAGCATCATCAGGTTTATCACACGCATCAGGTGCAACAATTCGTTATGTACCAATGGCTCAACACATAGAAGATATTAATGACAGAGTAGATACAATAATTAACTCTGCTGGTACAGCAGTAGTAACTACAGGTGTAGTTAAAGATGAAGATAATATGGCATCTGACTCTGCAACACACTTAGCAACACAGCAATCTATTAAGAAGTATGTTGATGATAATGTTACTGCTCAAGACTTAGATACAGCAGGTAACTCTGGTACAGGTGCAGTTGATTTAGATTCACAATCATTAACAGTATCTGGTGATGGAACAATACTTACTTCTACAGCTAGTGGTCAAGGAATAACATTTGCTATTGCAGATGCAACTACTTCAGCAAAAGGTGCTGCAAGTTTCTCATCAGATAACTTTGCAGTTTCTTCTGGTGCAGTAACTATTAAGTCTGGTGGTGTAGATTTAACAGCAGAAGTAACAGGAACATTACCTGTAGCTAATGGTGGTACAGGTGCTACTACTCTTACAGATGGTGGTGTGTTATTAGGTTCTGGAACAGGTGCTATAACAGCAACAGCAGTTTTAACAAATGGACAACTTCTTATTGGAGATGGAACAGGCGACCCAACAGTAGGTTCTCTTACTGGAGGTTCTAATGTAACTATTACACCAGGTGCAGGTTCTATTACTATCGCAGCTACTGATACAACTTATTCTGCTGGAGATTTAATAGATTTTGATGGTACTCAAATTGATGTAGATTTATCTGAAGCATCTGAAGCAGCTATTGCTGATGGAGATTATGTAATGTTCTTAGATGGTGGTGCAACAGGTACAGCAGCTAAAGAAGCTATAGGAGATATAGCAACACTATTTTCAGGAGATGGATTACAAGCATCTAGCTCTGTTATGTCATTAGACCTTAAATCTAATGGTGGTCTTGTAATAGAATCTAATGAAGCAGCAGTAGATTTAGGTGCTAGTTCAATAACAGGAACACTTGATGAAACTGATGGTGGAACAGGGCTTACAAGCTATACAACAGGAGATGTTGTATATGCTTCTGGAAGTAACACTCTTGGGAAATTAGGTATAGGTTCTTCTGGAGATGTATTGTCTGTATCATCTGGTGG